AATCGAAAAGAAATGGTATCAACCTATTTGGAATTGGGCATTGATATTTAACCAATTTATTACTATATTTGAAAACAGGATTCAAGTATAAAACCCGAATCCTGAAGTTTTCTATTTACACAAAATCGTGGACAGTGCCTACCTGCACGAGATGAATATGGCACTATCTTTGATCCCCTAAACATTCTTTTATTAATTCAAGATATTCGTTATCAGACAAACTGGTAGTTACCCCCAAGTCTTTTTGCTCTTGATGACGCATTATTTTCCAATCGGTGTTTTGCAAAAATTTTAGAGCCTCGGTTTTATCCAGTTCTAAAAAATATAAATCAGCATCTAAAACCCATTCGTTATTTAGCCATTGAGCATTTGGATGAGGTTTTCTTGAAACCTCAATATCTCCAAATAAAATTCTGTTGGTTTCTAAATATTCGCCATTTCTAATAACATATTTCATTAAAAGTTCCTTTCTAGTTGAATAATCAATGATACATTGGCTTTAATTGCTCGTGTCACATTATTTGGATCCTTGTAATTCATAATTGTTGCCGGAGTTCTAACCCTAAATTCGCAATCATCCACATAATAGCCATAATTGTTAAATTCTACGTTTGCATCAATGTTTGAATCAACATTCCAAGGCAAAATAAATCCGTTAACTTTATCTTTCACCCAACCTGAAACTTTTAGATTTTTGTAATCAACACCAATATTATGAAAGAATGAATAGAGAGTGCTAACACTTAAATCTGTTTCGTCACTAATATATTTATTCTCAATAGCATAACTATCGATTTCAGAAATAAAATTATTTTGAGTTTTTACTCGCCCAATATAAATAATTTCTTTTTCTTCAAACGCCTGTGCTTCCAGATTAAAAGAATAAAATTTGTTTTCAGGAATTACAAAACAATTTGCCAATTCATGGATCTGAAATTCTGCTACTTGTGCTCTTAAAGTTTCTTTTTCAATTTCTGTAATTTCAAGTCGGAATTGTTTACATTCTACAATTACATCGGCATCAAAATGTCGAACTTCATTGGCTGTCCAACCTGTTTGGTTTTTGATTTCTTTCAAGACAACCCATTCTTCACCATTAAAACCTTTGATAAAACCGTTTTTAATGTTTCCTAATGGCTCATCGTGGGAAGCGATGATTGTGAAACGTGCTGCTTTTCTATAATTTGGGAAATCAATCTGTAACCACTGATTCCCACCTACAACATTTGCAACCCATTTATTATTCCAAACATTATTAAATGCTAAATATGCAGGAAAATTAGCTCCCTGTGGAACATAATGACTACTTGCAGATGCTTTATACCCTGATTTAAACTCAATACTTGTATTTTCAGAAATCATTGTAGGTATAGAATTTTTATTGGCATATCTTTGCAAATGATTAGCATACACAGGACAAGCCGTTGTTACAAAATGTTCAAACCTATTGTCTGCATTTTTGACATAACCAATATACATAAGAGCATTGTTGTATAAATTTTCAATTGTTTGAGATTCACTAATTATAGATAATTGGTTAATTTTACCAATATTGGATTTCCCAATTCCGGTATTTATAAGAAGTGGATTTTTTACCGACAAATCTACTTCTGCAATCATTGGCATAAAATCATTTTTAGTTTCAAATAATTCTAATGCTCCTAATCCTGTAAATGCAGCTGTTCCTGAATTTTTTGTAATTGAAAGTCTGTAATATTTAAAATTATCAAAATATGTAAGTGCAAAATATCTTTTCTCGTTTTGCAACCAATCCAAATTGTCAGTATAATCGCCTAATAAAGTCCAATTAAGGTCATCATTGCTTCCTTCAATCACAAAATCACAAGGAGAATGAGTATTTGCATCAACACTATTTCTTGATGTAATACTAAATGCAGTAACTTTTGGTCTTATATTTTTAAATTCAATTTTTAACCAACCTGTGACAACTCCATTAATTGTAATCCATCCTTGAATATCATTTGTGTGATGACGAAATGCTTTCCAAGGCATATAGTTTGTTGCATCGTGTTGTGAACTTGCAGAAATTACACAAACTTCGTTTTCTAAACCTTCCATAAGAGGCATAATATCTTCTGTAAATTCAACTTTTTTAAGAAAATCTGCTCTACCGTTTTCATCTCTTGGTGCATCAATTATTGTTTGTGTTGGTAAAGAATTTGTTTTTTCTTCCTTTGATGTAAAGAAATTAATCTCTTTAACGCAATCATTTTCAAATAGATAAATTCCGACATCTCCAACTTTTGTTATTCTATCAACATTATTTTGGAGTTTTAATTTGCTAGAATTTACAATATTTCTAGTTGACAGAAATTCTAAAATTACAAACCCATTTGTTAAACCTGTTATTTCTGTGATTGAAGATTCTCCGAGTATTTTAAAATTATTAGTTGTATCATTAAGCTCTAAAACATTATTTTCGCAAATGATTTCCTGAGTATTATTGCTCTTTAGTTCATTAATTTGAGTTTGAATATCACTAATAGAATCATCATGTTCATTACACGCAACTAATAATTTTTCAAAATTAGAATTTACTTCATCTGCAACAGCTTTTGTTTTTGGTTTAAATTTTATTAATTCATCAATCTTTGTCATATCTTAACCTTTCTCCGGCCTGTTTCTACGCCATATTGCAATCCAATTTACTTGAGGATTAGCCCTTTGCTCTGTGTTATAACAAGTTATAATAATTCGTCTTGCTTCTTTCCCCCAATAACAATATAAAGAGTCATCTCCGTTAACATCGCCTGCGTAATGAATAGTTCTAATTGATGGCAAAAAGGCAAGCAAATCATCCATTGTATAACCATCAGGGGGATAAACGTATGTTGTTGTACCTACGTTATAACCACTCAAAATCTGCATATTATCAAAAGTATGGATTGATTCATTGGTTATAATTTCAGAGATACTATGAGAGTGTTCTTTTTTCGCATAAGGTACAAGATTTTCTTCCGGCACCAAGCCTTGATTATCTAAAACAAGTAATTCATTCGCATTATTACCTGCATGGTAGCCATCGGTCATATCTGCATTTAAGTTTTTATTAATCATTCCATTAGAAACAGAAATATTATTTTCTTCATTTCCTGCATGAAATCCATCAACTTTGTCTGCATCAATTTTTCTAAAATGAGCGTTTACATCCTGATTGTGATTGTTTTCAAGATATTCAGAAGATACAAGACTAACATTTGAATCAATAATTAATTGTCTATCTTCCAAATTTTCAACTTCCAATACTACTCGGACATAAAAATCTCTTGTTGAACCTTCTTCTTCAACTGGTTTGTAGCTTTCAGGAATTCTTCCAATTGCAAAAAGATTTTTATTAGCATCAAAAATTCCTATTTCTCGAATATAATATCCACCGCTATCAGACGGTATTGCACATTCTACAACTAATCTGTTTTCATATTCTGCGTCAACATAAATTTTAGAGATATTCCCTCTATAAGTTTCGTTTATTAAATTGTCTTGATTTACATCGGGATCATAATATCCGTCACCGCCATCACCGACAGCAAATGTTGTTAAATGTAATGCCGTATTTTGTGCGTGAGATCGTGTAATTCTTCCTTTTCCTGTATTTGTAAGTAATGTATAAAAATCCATAATTTAGTTAAAACTCCATAAGCTATCGTTAAAGTCTGATTCATCCCAAGTGCAGATTTTTAAATTTCTAAGTTCATTTTCAGGTTTAGAATAATAAGTTTCATTCCAATTTCCTTCATCCCAAACAAGAGATTTTTGAAATGGGTAAATTGTTGTACATTCCCCTGTTATACAGGCTGATTTGTATTTGTAATTATTTAATGTTGAAGATAAACCTATATTTAATCTTGCAAGATGCGAACGAACATTTTTATACTCATTAATCAAATCTTCCAATTTTTCTATAAGTTCAAAATCTAACCCTTTTGATACAAAATTAATATCTACTGTAAAGGTAAATGGCTCTCCATTGGTTTCAAACCATTCTTTTATATCACCTTTTATTCCGAACATATCAAAAATTCGCATTAAAGCATATTTTGTTCCTTTGTATCTATGAACTTCTATTGAACGCTTAATTAAATCTCGTTTCTCAGTATCATTTCTGCATTGTAGCCAACCTTCATTTCCTGTAACGTGGTATTGTTCTGCTAGATGTGGCAGTGCATCTGATGGAAGATTATCTATAACTGCGACAAGAACTTTTTCCAATTCAATTTTTGAAAATCTTTCTTCACAGATTTCATCAAAAATTTTGAGGTTAATGTCGTTAATCGGTGCTAAATTACTCATCTGCATAACCTCCAATACTTATTTGCCAGTCTTTTAGGTTTGCCCATTGGTATTCAAGAATATCTATATCTGTAATCGGAGTTTCTAAAACGACTTTGAACACTCCATAAACGCTATTTAAAATAGAAATGATTTGTGTTTGAATTACATCTTTGCCAAGTTTTTCGGATAATGAAACTTTGTATTCCTTCATTTTGGCTTCAATAGTTTTCATAACTGAATCCACATCAGAATCTTTGTACAAATAAATTTTTGCATTTACTTCAAAATCCACTTTTTCAGAAGAATAAACTTTTACACAATCTGTTAGAGGTCGGATTTTATCGTCAGATAAATAATTCTGAACAATCTTGATTATTTCTTCTGTTGGGTTTCCGTCTTTTGTAAGCAGATAAATTGCAACAATTCCTGCTGATGGAGATGTTATTGCTACATCTGTTATTGATTGATGTGCAGATAATGTATGATAACGATACGCTCCACGACTTCCAGCATTAGAAAATTTTTCCGGAGCTTGCCTGATTCTTTCTCTTAAACTATCTGCATCCTCGTCATCTGCTCCACCTGAAGAAATTGTTGTGTTTTCTACTGTTGAAATATAACTTAGTGGAGTGATTAAATTATTGATTGAACCGATGATATAATTATTTCCACCTGCACCCGCAGTTTCACAAACAGATTCAACTTTAACAGATAGTTCTCCTGTTTTTAAAATAGTATCGCTTGTTGTTTGAAAAATAAATAATCCGTCTTTGGTTTCAACTTCCGTTCCTTTTGATATTCTGAAATCAAAATCAAGAGGTTTTTCAACAGAAAATTTAAGAGTTGTTTTTGCAGAATTTGCAAGTAGTTTTGTTACTCCTAAAGGTTCTCCGATATGTTCTAAAATCTCTAACGGAGCATAACTCAATAGATTTTGTTTTGCAGTTTCTTGGATTTTCATTCTCAAAACAGTTTCACGATAAGCTCCGACATCTACCATCAGTCTTTCGATTTGAGCAGGTTGAAGAACTTTACCTGACTTCTGTTCGTAAAGTTCAATCCATTCTTTGGTTATGTTATCTGGGTTTCTCTCAATAAAATTAGGTTCAGGTAGTTTTGTCATAGGGTAATTTCAGCAGTTCCTTTTGTATTAGAATCTTTTAATGTCCATTCAATTTTTACGGTAATTATTTCTTGGTTAATTTCAACGGATACAGAATTTACTGTTATTCTTGTTTCCCAAAGGTTTATTGCATCAATAGTTTCTCTTGTAATATTTGGTACTATTTCATTTACTGGATAATCAACGTATTTATGTATATCTGAGCCAAATGTCGGTCGATGAGGAACAGAACCTTTGGGAGTGGTAAGAATTATTGCAATACATTGATTGATATCATCAACACCCTCAGCAACTGAGCCAATAGTATTTAATCTTAATTGCCAATCAACGTAAGTTATTTCGTTTAAATTTGTCACATTGTTTCCTTTGGAGCAGATGTCGGACTTCCTTGATTTCCTGTGTGGGTGTGAGAATTGTATTTATCTCTAATTACTTGCATTGATGAGGTTTTATCTGTTATATCCGAATTTGATTTAATTCCGTTGGTATTTGTAAAAGTTCCATCGTGTTCAATGTTCCCAACCAATTTTATATTCTGAAATACAACCGTAAGAGTTTGAGTTTCTTTATTTGCATTAATAGAAGAACCATCTTCAAGATTCATAGATATTTCGTTTTTAGATTGCACAACTGGAATATCTTCCGAAGAATAAATTGAACCTAATATTACTCCGTCTTCTGAATTCTCATCCATAAGGCAAACAACTTGTTCGCCAATATCCGGCATAATATAGAATTTGTCTTTCAATGTCTTTGTTTGCAAAATTGGAAGCCAAAAGGAAGTTGATTCATCGTCTTCAAAACTTACACGTGCTTGAACAGTTATTGGATTAATTTGTGAAACAATTCCAAATCTTAACATGAAACTACCTCGCAAAGAGTTTTGTAACCACTCATTTTATCTATAACATGTCTTGCTTGAGTTATATGGCATTTGCCTGAAAAATGTCCGACACCTTTAATCTCAATATTTGTTCCTGCGATTAAATAAGGATTTCCAACAAAGTCAAGCGAACCTTCTATTTTTGTATCAGCAGTTCCAAGTGCGGCTTTAGCTTTCACAATCGCATCTTTACGATTTGAACATCTGACATTTATTTTTAAAGTATCACCTTTTACAACAGAATCGTTTTTTGCTGTTGCTTTTACAGTTTTCTTTTTCTTTGGATCGAAATAACTTACTTGAACCGATTTATACTTTTGGCTTGTTTTTTCTCTAAAATTAATGTGAGTTAAATCTGATTTATAGAAGATTTGAGTGGATTTTGCTCCTTTTAATTTTTTAACATCATAGAAAACGAGATTATTTTCTGCGATTTTAAAGATATATCCATATTGTTCTGCGAGTTTTGTAAGAAAACTCAAATCTCGTTCTTTATTTTGGGTTATTCTATCCACACGAACATCTGCGACATTTCCAACCAAAGTGTATCCGTGCTTATCTGCTATTTCTTTTGCAATTTGTTTTAATGTTTTATTTTCATACCCAACAGAATTTTTCTGACGAAGTGGCTTTTTAATTCCTGTTGCAAGAGCTTTAACCGTAATCGTATCCGGTGGTGTATCATATTCAAGTTCGTCAATTTCAAAAATTCCACAGTTTAAAAGTTTTTCAGCTTCGTAACCAATATATGCTCTTAAGCAATCGCCTTTGCTTGGAATCCAAGAACCTTGCCATAATTTTTCAGAATCTTCAAAAGTTATGGATAATTCGTCAGATTCGCCATGTTCATTGTCCGTATATTCAATATTGGTAACATATGGAGAAACGTCTTTAGTTATATTTTTCTTTTCATAAAATAGTTCAAAAATGGGGATTAGCATTATTT